AGAGCCATCTTTGACCTGCTGCTCAGATGATACTCTGATATAGCCGTAGATATTGTTTACTTGTTTTCTTGGTTCAATCATGCTGCCTCCTTAATAAATCTTAGTTTTGGTTTTAAATCTGAATTTGATCTGTTAGGCCTAGTTGCCCAGCCTATATTGTTTGCACTGTATTTGACGTGCTTGTCTTTTTTGAAACCTGCGTATTCTAGGTATCTGCCACTTTGGTAATCGTGTATGTAAGTCACAAACTTAGATACCTGGTGGTCCAGCTGAAAATCGGACATCGCCTCTCTAA